AAATAACTTTATTAAAACACAATAGTTTGATAAACACACTGCATAATATTAATTGCATTTACAAACTTTGGATTGGTGGGTGTGTCTTGCTAAAGTCTTGCAAATGCTTAAACGACAATGGCAAGAACTCACAACGAAGAATTAATCAGTCTAAAGGGACATATAACAGGAATCCGTAGAGAAATTAAAATACTAGGTACTTCAGTTTATAAGCTGGAGAAAAGATTAGAAAAACTATTCTGGTCTATCTTTATTGCTCTTGGAACTTTAAGTATGGCATTATTGACTTTGTTCTTGGCTAAGTAACTATTGCCAAACAAACCAAATACAACTAACAGGAAAGGTATATGAAAAGATATAATACAGTTTTATTAATTTCAGATTTGCACATACCCTACCATCACCCAGATAGTTTTCCTTTTTTAAAAGCATTAAAGAAGGAATATAAACCTGATTTTGTTTTGTGTGGGGGTGATGAAACCGATGCCCATGCGTTGTCAATGCACTCACACGACCCTGACTTAGATTCTGCTGGTAAAGAATTGGTTGAAGCTAAAAAACATATTAAAGAACTTGAAAAGCTTTTTCCTAAAATGGTTTTATTACATTCAAATCATTCTAGTTTAATTTATCGTAGAGCATTAAAGTTTGGTATGCCTAAAGCATATTTAAAATCTTATAATGAGTTTATGGGAGTAGGCAAAGGTTGGGAATGGGTAGATGATTATAATATTCCTTTATCTGATGGTTCAGAATGTTTTTGTACGCATGGAATGACTGCTGATGGAATAAAACTTGCTATGCAGTATGGCAAAAATGTTGCTCAGTTTCATTTTCACAGTAAATTTAATATTAACTATTTTAGTAATCCTGATAATCTAATATGGTCTTTACAGTGTGGTTCATTAACCAAACAATCTAGTCTTGCGTTTGAATACGCAAAGAATTTTAGATTAAGATTTATAGTTGGTACTGCCATGATAATAGATGGACAACCAAAATTATTCCCAATGGTACTTAACAAAGAAGGCAAATGGATAGGCAAGTTAGTTTAAATTTTTCTCTAAGAGAATTTATATATTCTGATACTGCTATCAGATTACAAATAGACAATACTCCAACTGATGAAGTTCTAGTTAATCTACAAAATGTATGCCAATTTATTTTAGAACCAGTAAGAAACTATTTTAACAAACCAATTACAATTACTTCTGGCTATCGTTCTCCTGAGTTATGCAAAGCCATAGGAAGTTCTGCAACCTCACAACACACATTTGGACAAGCAGTAGATTTTGAAATATTAGGAATACCTAACAAAGATGTTTCTGACTGGATAGTTAATCACTTAGATTATGACCAATGCATATTAGAATTTTGGAAACCTGAAGAACCTAATTCTGGTTGGGTACATTGTTCTTACAAACCATCAGGTAATCGTAAAATGTATCTTAGAGCATACAAAGGAAACGGAAGAACTATCTATGAAGTCATTTAAAAAACAAGTTGGTGGAAGCCACTACAAGAAATATAAAATCCAACCAGTAGAATTTATCATTAAAAATAATATTGGATTTGTAGAAGGAAATATCATAAAGTATATTTTAAGATTTAAAGAGAAGGGTGGTGTGCAAGACTTGTTAAAAGCTAAACACTACATAGAACTACTTATAGATACAACCAAAAGTAGATAATATCATTTAAACCTATTTTAAGGCATAGTGGCTTTAAAATTACGATACACGACAACTAAACCTATAATATCAAAAAAAAAGGGGTAATTTGTCGGTTTAAACAGGCAAATTTAAGGAGTTTAAGATAAGATATGTCAAATTATATAGTAACTACAATAGACCCTGATTATTTGTCAGAAACTCATACTGTTGGTAATACATCTGCACAATCATCAGTTATTACTACTGGTTCAGGATTAGTAAGGATATCTACAACAACTGGAGTGCATATTAGATTCGGCTCAAACCCTACTGCTACTCTTGAAGATTTGCTTATACCAGAACATCATGTTGAAATATTTTCTTTTAAGAGTGGCGAGAAAATAGCTTTTATTCATCATGGGGGCGGTTCAGGTGAGATCAACATAACAGTCGTAGATTAATATGCTTCCAGCTTTAAGTGCTTTCGCACCACTCCTTACAACAATATTTAAAACAGTTGATAAAGCTATTCCTGATAAAGATTTAGCTGAAAAATTAAAAGCTGAAATGAATATGCAGTTGATGCAATCAGGCACAGAAGAAATGAAAGCATCTGCAAAAATTATTGAAGCAGAAGCAAAAAGTAATTGGTATGTTTCTGGTTGGAGACCAACTCTTATGTACTTACTTATTTTAATTGTAGCTTGGAATTATATTCTTAGCCCAATTTTATTTCTTATAATCAAAGTTAAAACACAAGTAGAACTTCCTTCTGATGTTTGGACATTACTTACAGTAGGTTTGGGTGGCTATACCATTGGAAGATCAGGAGAATCTATTGCAAGAAGTTTAGCTACAAGACCAGTAAACAAGAATCAAGAAAATGGATAGTCTAAAGTTAAGCGATCAAACGCAAGTATCTTTACCAATTAAAAATATTGTAGCTATTGTATCTGCTATCGTTGTAGCTGTTTGGACTTATTTTGGAATCGTTGAAAGACTTAATAGACTTGAAACTAATGAGAAGTTAATGTCGCAAGACTTACTTAAAAAAGCAGAACAAACACCTAAGAACCAAGAGATGTATATGTTGATTGAGTACCAAGCTAAATCAATAGACAAGCACTCAAAACAATTAGAAGAAAACGTACACACTAAAGTTATTATTAGTCAATTAGAAAAAAAAATAGATAAGCTAGAAAAAGAATTAGATTCATTAAGAGGTAAATAATGTTTGAAGTAGTATTTGCTTTACTGATGTACATGAATGACAAGCTAGAAGGTTATTCTCCAAAATTAAATGTTGCTGATTGCTTAGAACAAAAACGCAAAGTTGAACGTGATGGAACTAATGATGTTACTAAATGGTCATGTAAAGAAGTTGAAGCCATTATAGAAACTGATAAGCATGGAGTTAAGAGAATCAAAGAGATTAAATCAAAATGAACTTTTATCTAGTTACCTATGCAATTAATTTTGTAAAGGTGAATGATGAAAACATTAAAGAAGATGTTGCTCACGTCAAATTTTTTGATAGCCAAAACTTTGCTAACTCACTTTCATTTCTAGCTTCATTAAAACAAGTTAAGAAACTTAGGATTACTTCTGTTGAGTGGGATTTAGAGGAGTGTAACTGGTATGATTACTATGAAGATATTAGCAATACCCTACATTGATTAAATTAATTGCACTTCAAAGTATTCTATACCATCATTTGGAAACTTTTTTAATTGCGATTTTGGCAATAACTTTAATATTTGATCTACACTTTTAAATACAATCTTATCAGCTAATGGGAAGCAAATTGTAAAGCGAGTATGATGATTTGTAAAAGCTTGTTCAAAGTAAGTATATCTTTTTAAATCTCTAACTTTAATCTTAGCTAAAGTTTTTCCATGTTCCCAAGTTGCGTTCTTTAATTCAACGAACCATTGACATTTTTCCTTATTATCACTTTTTTCATGTTCTTCTTTTGACTTGTAGATAAAATAGTCTGGTAACCCTTTGAAGATGAGTGGTAAGTGCCTAAAAAGTGGTATGACACTTTCAGAAAAATTTTGGCTATCATTGACAGAATTAAGACCAAGCTTTTTATAAAGATACCCACGCACAGTACAATAATCAGTAAAGCGAGATTCAGTAATAGATAAATAATTATTTGAACGAACTTCATAAGATTGATGGTTAAAGTTTTCAATGTATTTTTTATCATTCATTTATTTACTCAAATCTCTTTGAGTTACAAGCCATGATCTATAAAGATCAACCCAGCTTTGTAAGTTAGCATACTTACCTTTTAAAATAGAATAGTTTTTTTCTGCAACTAATAAACCTTCTATTATTGTTGCGTAATCTTTATCAGAATAAGCCCACTTCTCAGCTTCAGCTACCGAACAATTCTTTTCTAATTTCTTAGTTAAAGTTATTTGACTAAATGTTATTTTCTTAAATTCTTCGCAACGTCTAAAAGTATATAATGCTTCTGACATTTGTTCTGAGATAGAATCTAATTCTTGTTTTATTTGGTCAGGGTTTTTTAGAGCGAGATCGTGCATACCTTCCTTTACAGTTTATAGTTGTGTACTAACCTAAGCTAGTAATTCTTCAAATTTCAAAACTACTTTTGTTTCTAAAGCATCTTTAAGTCTTTTTGCCTTTTCTAACTTATGCTTTAGTTCAAAGTATTTCATAGAGACTCTATAATGTCTGTCTCTTAGGTTCTGAACTTGAGTTTTCATTTTCTCCATCAGCTATTTTAATATTATTTCTGATGAACTTAGTATTGATTATGTTCACTGAAATAATCTTACCTTCCTTATTTTCTGTTAGAGCATCTTCTGTGTTTTCAAAGAGTTCCTTAACTACAATGCTACACTCAATTAGCTTTTCTCTAACAACCTTCATTATGTTTTTTATATATAATATTTCATTAAATTGCAAGGATATGGCGAGGGAAAACATAAAGGGATTATGTGTGATCGTTGAATCAAAAACCCTCGCCATAAGAATCTTAGTTATGGAAATTCATCTGAAATAAAAACTTATAATCTTTTATTTTCAAATCAATTTCTTCCTTTGTAACACCAATTTTACCAGATTCAATACCTGATTTTAATAAAGCCATTGTGAACATATATTCATCTTTATTAAATGCTTTAGTTGGTACTGGAGAACTAGCCATATCTTTTTCAATAGCTGTTACTGCTTCATTAAAGTTTTCTGATTCAAAATCATCAACATTAAAGCTAGTATCTGGTTTAGCAGTAGCACTAGTTGGTAGTTCTTGTATCATTGGACTTTTATCTTCTTTGGTAAGAACGAATAAACTTCCATTCTTTTTTGACGCACCACAAGTTACGGAAACAGATTTTCCCTTAGCTATGGCAGGGTGCAGAATTGCTGACCAAAGAACTATCTCTTGTTCGCCTACTTTAAACTTGAAATTTGGAAACTTATTAGCAGTTCCATCTTTACCAAGTCTATTATCGTAAACGTATTTTATTACTCCTTGTACGTTCATGTTATTTCTCCTTATTGTTTAGGTAGCGATACATTTTTAAACAGGCAATCGCCACTTCTTCCTGTGCATCTCCTATTGGAAATTCCTTAATATTTAATTTGCCTTGCTTAGTGCAATTAACAATTACACCTTGCTTAACATCAATTCCAAGTTCTTCTTTAACACAAATCTTATAAAGGTAGATTTGCACTAACATAGAATCTCTTATTCCTGATGATGACTTCCAATCATAAATAATATGCTCTCCTGATTTGTTTTTAAATATAGCATCAAGAGTTCCAGTAAATTTATGAATACGACTAAGCACTTTACGTTCAGTAAATACAATCTCTAAACCTTCTTGCTTGTCATACCATTCTTTAAACTTACCAAATGATTTTTTAATCTCAGGGTTTATAATCTCAGGAGTAATTCCTTTATGAATATAATCTTCAATTAAGTTATGTACTTGAGTTCCAACTAAACCAGCATCTCCCATATTTTGATTAGGTGCTTTTTTAATTTGATCTGCAATCTTAACTAACTCAATCTCATCATAGCTAACACCTGCTCTAATTAATTTCTTAAATTCTTCAGAACATATCTTAGCCGACCACATTCCGATTACATTAGCTGGAGTTAATAGTTTTGTAATGCCAGTAGCACTAGGCAACTGTTCGTCATTCCAAAAGTATTGATGAGCAACTGGGTCAAAGAATAATGTTTCTTTGCCTTCGTATAGTTTTATTTCTTCCATTTTACCTTCCCTTTGTTTTTGTTAATGCTTATTCAGCATAAATATTCTGCTTAATTGTTTTCTTGTAAACTGATTTGACAAGTTCTGCATCAAATAATTTATCAATAGAAATATCAAATACCTTGCTTACTTTAAATATTTGATAACTGCTCATTATGTTAGTTCCAAGTTCAAACTTAGATACTTGTTG